AATAATGGCTGCGTCTTGCTGAACTGCACCTTCCATTCCGAGGAAAGGAACAGGAGCGATCATCAACTTCAGATCGTATTCAGCGTTGTAAGCACCCTGTTGTACTGAAGGCTGGTTGAAAGAACCAGAATAATCAGACCACTGAGCGTTGACGAACTGAGCACCCTGTACAGGTACGGTTACGGAGGATACACCACCAGATGCAGACTGACTGTTTGAAATCAATGCTGCTAACAAGGGTGTGCTGTTGTATAGCTGAACAACCAGCTTGGGGATAAATGCCCGGCGCGTTACGTACGTCAGCTCCGTGTATTGGTTCGATCCCGTTGCTGGAATAATACCGCCGCCTATAGGCATGGCTTATCTCCCATAAAAATTTTATCCCCTACTAACAACTACAACCCTATTGGCCGCTTGGGGCCACGTAATTCGCTTAGGGCTTTTGATGCCTCGTTCCGTGCTGCTTGTATCGGATTCTTGTAGAACGCACTCAAGTCAAACTTAGACAACGCACTAGGATTGTATCCAGAGGGCGTAGGTGTCGCTGCTTGTTGCATCCAGTTAAAGTATTCTGCTGCCGTTTCGTGGTTGGTCATGCCTTTCTCAAGCATCAACGCTTCCACTTTCGGGATATCTTCCTCGTCACGCACCAAACCTTTCTTCAAAAGGTTGTGACGGCGTTGCTCCAACTCTGCCATGACTTCCTTCTCACGCAACTTTGCTTCCAGTGCTTCAACTTTTTGGTTGGACTGATTAACAATAGCGGAGGTTTGATCCTGGATTTCTAACTCAGGAATCGGCATATTGGGGCGTAATTGCTTGGTCAAACGCAATACGGATGCACGGGTAGCCGGGTTTTCCGACATTTCACGCATCAACAATGCTAGTTCATCCCTAGCTTCGTAACTTAAATCTTCTAATGTAGCCATAATCTATCCCCTTCCTTCTTAGATAACTTTCTTACCATCACCAGGCTTTTGAACCATCATCTTGTTCTTAGTGCCGGTTTTGGTTGAAGAATCCAAGCCACCTAAATGAGCAAAGCGAGGGGTGTTAGTGACAACACCGTTCTGCTGCTGATCGGTAACTGGGTTACGGGTTTGGCTTGCGCCGCGAGGCTTAAATAAATCCATGATAACTCCTTAAATTGGGCTAGGTTGTGGTGCGCCACCACCAGGTATGGGGGGCATATTTGCTACGGGTGGTGCGGCTGCGATTGAACGACTTTCCGGCGTACCGCCACCCGCTTGCGGTAGGGATTGAAGCATCTGAAGGATTTCAGACTGCTGCAACTCGTTGGTTTTGCCCTTCCGTGCGCCTAACACCGCAGACAAAACTTTCATAGCTTGTAATGCTTTCTGCCCTTCCTCTGATTCGCTACCTAGAGCGGGGAGCGATTGCTCGATCAGATCAAGTGCCATACCTAGATTGACTAATGCACCTTCACGGTTTCCAAGTTTGGGTTCGGGTGTAGACATTGGCGCGGCCATCGGAGCGGTTGAAGCATCACTCATCTGAGGCGCATTGCCTACAGGGGGCATCGGTGGTGGTGTATCTGTACCTTTGCCTTTACCCATCAAACTCATTAACTGATCTGGTGGAACACTCATGTCATCCTCTCAAATTGGTGGGGAGCATTTATTAATCCCGCCCCCCAAAGGATTAGCGCTTTGCGCGACGACTGCGTTTTTTCATCTTAGCCATTTTGGTTTCTCCAAAATTGCGGGCACATACAAAAAGGGGATGCGCCCATACCCTTCGTCCCTTCCGGGATTACCGTTTGGTCTTACGACCGCGTTTGTGAGCCTTGTACATCTTGACCACCTCCTTATCTACGGTTATCCCCTACTATAATCTCTGGTACTGCGTGTTGTGGCACTCCGCGCTGGACTGCGAATACCTGTAACTTTGTACTGCAAACCCGCAGGTGCGTTGCCACGCGCTAAACTTTCCGTTGACACCTTTGGCTGATCAGCCTTGGGGGTTAGGTTCGTTTGACGGGCCACCTTTCTTCTCCTTAATCTGTGGAGCGGGTTTCTGTTGACCGGCTTGAGCAGCTTCTCTCTTAGCCAATCTTTCCTTGAGCAATTGTTTCATCGGTGGTTCTAATAAGTCAAGCAATGATTCTTTATCAATTGCCTGTGCTTTCAACAAGTTAAACGCTAATGTTCGACTATCTTCCATGAATATCGGGCTGTTACTATGTGCATCCACTTTAACGTGGTAATCTTTAGTAAACTGCTCCGCAATAAACGACATATCGTATTCATCACGATAATGTGTGGGGTCATAGGCTTGCATCAGCTTCAAATACAGTGTTGCAACCTTTTCTAGCGCATCTTCTACGATCAAAGCACGTTTTTTAGCCCTTGAACTTCCCAATCTTGCCAATTGTGAGGCATGCCCAGCACTTCTAACCCCTTGTTCACCTCGTCCAGACAGCACAGAACTAATGCCAGATACCTCTGCAAACATGGCATCACACTCATGTAGCACTTCAAATAGGTCTGGAGGCATCTGCGGAGCCAGTCGATCAGCCTTTGCATTGGGCATATCACTGCTCATTACCGTGCCTGGACGGTTCAATGCAAAGTTTTTCTCATCTAAAATGCCCGTAAAGCCGGTCAAAAAGGTAGGTGGATTGACTTGTTTGCTCAACAAATCAAGGATTTCGGTCATTCGACCGTTTCTTAACTGCTGCAAAAAGACTAATTTCTGGACTTCGGACTGCCCCCAATAGTAGTCATACTGCGGATTAGGGCATATTTGAATGAACGGCAACTCGCCTTTGAGGAATAAACTCTCTCCAGGCCGGTCATAAATAATAATATCGGGGTCAGCAATGGTGACAACTTGGTAATCCTTAATGTCATCGTTCCATGCCCACAACTCATACATCTTGACCGTATCTTCAGCTACCCGTGCTTTGTAGCGGTTCTGGCCATACAAGTCTAAATTAACCGTACCGTACAGCGTTGGGTTGGTTTGACTCATAATAATACGGTCAATACCTTCCGGTATGTCTTCGGTGCGGGTGTTGTAAGCCGTAGTTACACGTTTGACAATCTCATCCCGTCTTGGATGGCTATACAAACGGTTGTACAACTCGGTCTTAGTGATGTAATACGTTTGGACAATAGCCTGTTGCCGGTCAGTGTAAGGTGTATCTTCACGTAATACACCCATCGTGCCGGGTTCAATCATGTATGGTTGGATACCATTCTGGTAAACCAGTTTGACAAAAGTAGTGTTAAAACATAACGCCCAGGTCAAAGCCTCTGAAAAGACTTGATCGGCATTGCTGTTTAGCCATTCATCGTTCAATGCGGCCGTCAAACGTGGAACCTTGCGTTCCTCTAACGGGCTAACAGATGCACCAATGTTGATTGAGAAACGTGTCGTTTCGGCTGAGTAGAGAAAGCTACACAGCGTATCAATGTGTGGATAAATCTTGTTAAAGATCGCAGGTTGATCTTCGGGGCCAGAACCAAATAAATAAAACGAACGCAGAGAGGAATAGTCACCCTTGCGTTCTTCAAGGCTCACCATACATTTTTGAATCAAATCTTTAAAGAATTGTTCGCGTTCGGAAAGCCCTGATGGAATACGCATTATTCATTAATCGCTAGATTTTCATGGTCAGCAATATAACTTGCCGCTTTAGGCCCCGTCAAATTCCCCGCTTCTTTGGGATTAATGCCTACCGGCTCACCGGCTACAGACCTAAACATACCACCTTTAGTGATAGATGACATATTCATGCCTCCGGCTCCACCCCAAATGACTGCATCACCCGGCCGCTGCTCTCTTGGCTGCTCAACAGGTTTCTCATTATTTCTAGTGTAATACCCGGCTTGATTCTCGCCTTCGCGTGCCGTCTTAATGTTGGTCATCTTGTAGTCCATCGCCAACTGCTTCGCTTTCGTATCAATGCCTTTGGTACGTTCTGACTTGACACCAGGCGCACGTAAATGCACACGCATAACATTTGCCTCACAATCATCAACAAAACATACTGGAGTATCGCTTTCAAAGTATCCATGTGTTGGGCACTTATAATCCTTTAACATCATGATCTTCCCCTTAATTGTTCGTCCAAAGTCTTACCAGAATAATCCCTAGGATTTTTTACACCTATCTGCAATTTGATCTTACCGTTATCCACAACCAGACCTGTAGACCTGACCAAAACAGGCTTGGGCTGCTCACGGTATTCCACAAACTTAGTCCTATCACGGTTTTGCATAATGCGTACTTCACCGTTCTTCCAAGCGTAATAGGCCTTGGACAAACGTATTTGGCTACGTTGAGACATATCCATCCCACGATAGAAAATATCAATCAACGTCTTTTTTTCTAACCCTGCTAATTCCGCAAACAAACGCAAACTAATACCGCGATCCTCGTCTTCAAAGAAGCGGCTTAGTAATTGACGTAGTTCTGCTTTAGGAATTACTGGGTTCAATTGTGTAACCTATTGATTTCAAATAGTTTAGAAACTGCCGTTCACCATACATCTGATCAACCTGTTCTTCAGTGACCTTCATCTTGATGTGCATGTCACCGACAAGTTGTCGGGTCTGTGCATGGTGACCTACCAAGACTGAGTAATCAAAACTGTCATGATAGATAGGGCCAACATACTCAATGCTAAAGTTCTTCGCAATGTTTTCAGGTGCGTAGTTAATACCCCAACCTTCAAGGGTCGGTCTTAGCAACGCTGACAATTGTGCATCTTCATTCCAGCTATGTATCTCTGTTGCGTACCTGTGGATAAGTCCTTTCTCATTCAAGATACCAAGCAGTCGCTTGCTGCGTAGGCTAAAGCCTCCGTTCTGTACTACCCTGCGCTCAGGGTGCATTACCCATCCAAATTGCAGATGAAACTTATTACCCACAAGGCCGCAGTGACTAGGAGCACCAATGTAGTCATAGTTGTAATAGTTCGATTTAAAGTTGTTTCCATTTAGTACCCAGCCATCATCTTGCACGACCAAGCAATACTCGGTCTTAATAAACGCCTGTAGGCAGTGCATCATGAAGGGGCTGTACTCCATGTAGTTCGTGTGTTCAATCCTTTGCCACTCAATGTCACCAGGGAAGTCTTTGGGCTTGTTGTAGCTCAAGAGCAAGCCTTTGCTGCCAGGCAGTTCTTGCATGGACTTTAGAATGCTGGGTATAGCCGTTGCCCCAGTATTGTGACCGTATACAGATACGATGGTTAAGTCATTGTGATCCAAAGCCTATCCTCTTTAGATATGTTGATACGCCACGACTGGCGGCCATTTCCCCCGGTGTCATGTCCTCTTGCTTCTTGTTAATCTCTCTTGTGATTTTAGCGGTAATCAAACGTGGGCCAACCTGTTCCGCAAATGCGGCCGCTGCTAGGCCACAGGCAATCACACGGTCATCCTTGTTGCGGCCAGAGGCTTCAATGCTGCCCATGTCACGCACAATGGTTTTCATCTCATCAATGGTGTCTTCAGAATAGATGTTCATCATCCCGCGCTCAAAGTAATCCTTCATGTAGGACAGCATTCGTTCCTTGGACTGCTGTGTGGTTAGCCAACCAATGCTGTTACTCATGCCGCCAAGGGAATCGTTCCTACGCCAAATAAACTGTTGCATGGATGAATACACGTCCATCAAGTCACGGCCTACTACCCCTCCAAGACTGGAGGCCTGACGCTTAAGATTCTTTAGTTCATTGATGACAGCCTGTCCAGGCCCGTTGACTTCAAGGTTCAGTGTTGAGTTTTTGTAAGCACCAGCAAGGTGCGCGATCACCCATGC